TGAATCCTCACGCGCCATTCGAGGTCAGAAGCATGGCCCTGGCGGTAAGCTCATTGTTGTTCTGGACGAGTGCGCTGAACTTTCGCCATCCATCATCAATACGTTCGAGGAAAACTTGACCCAGAATCCGAATGTCCAGCTTATCGCGCTAGCCAACGCCAATTCGCCATTCGATACCTTTGGGCAGCTTTGTGAGCCTATTCCTGGAGGATGGGACAGCTACAACCCAGATTGGGACGAGTGGAAAGGGAAAGGCGCTCACGTCATCCGAATCAATAACGAGACATCGCCAAACATCATTGAGGGCAAGGTGATCTACCCGTTCTTGATGACTCGCGAGATGTTGGAAGAAAAGCGAGAGAAGCTAGGCCAGCATACAAGAGCTTACTGGCGTGGTGTCCTTGGTGCGTTCCTTCTTGATGGAGACGATGACAATATTTATTCGCCAGCTGAAATCATCAAGACGCCCAAGGATTGCGTGTGGCAGGGGATTCCAACGAAGGTGTGCGGCATCGACCTTTCTTATACCAGTGGTGGTGACAAAACGGTGATGACGATTGGCTCTATTGGCATTTGCACAGATGGTAAGAAGCGACTCAAGTTTGAGCGCCATATCCTTCTCAATGACGATGCCAGCAAACGCGACGTTGACCGCACTACGCAGCTTATTGAGCAGATTAAAGACATCTGCAAGAAAGACGGAATCGACATCAAGGATGTGGCAATTGATGCGTCTGCTGGTGGTGGCAAGACTTTTGCTGACGCTATGTGGAGCAAGTGGGGCAACACCTTCTTGCGTGTGGACTTTGGTGGCAAGGCTTCAGATCGTCCTGTGTCTGCTGCGGATCGTGAGAAATCAAGTGTAAGGTATGCTAACAGAGTTAGCGAACTTTGGGGCTGTGGCAAAGAACTGATTCGCTGCGATCAGCTACGCAACATCACAAAAGAGATGGCTGACGAAATGACTGTTCGTAAGTACAAAGACAACAAGGCACTTGATGGAGGATCAAGAATCAAGGTTGAGTCCAAAGTCGATATGAAGCGCAGAACAGGTAAGTCGCCAGACGTTTATGATAGCGCCTGCGTTCTAATTGAGCTTTGCCGCGAGAAACATGGCCTCTCAAGTATCGACAAGCCTGGAAATCACACACCCGGCAAACCAAACCAATTGCAGAAGAGATTTAAGCAGTTGGCTGGCTTGTGGGCTGCTTAGCCGAACGTCCGATGCAGCGAACTACTTCGCTTAGGCTCAGCCGTCGCTGATCTTTTTGTTAGGCAGAGCGACGCAGGACATGATTGGGCTTCGAGTGCATCTTGTTAATCAAAATCCGTTCACTTTTGGCATCAGCACAACCTCTATCTCTTCTTCTCCAATAAGCTGACTAAGAGTTACCTTGTACATCTTTGCCATCTTTAATGCTGCATCCACAGTCAGTTCAAAGCAGTCTTTTTCTAGCTGCGAGCACCAACTGGAAGCACGTCCCATGTGCTCATTTACATCCTGCTGACTCAAGCAGTTGATCTCTCGGAGGATGCGATAGCGTTGACCTTGCGTGGTTTTTACTTGTATTGGTTTCATATGGTCACCAATCTTATCACGTTATTTAACGAGATGCAAATTATTTCGTTTTTACGACTTCAACTTTAACGAATGGAAGCATGAGGACACTGATGGTCTTATTCCTCCCAAGTGCGAATGAGTGCGTCACCGCCTTGAATACAGACTTCTTGAGCATCATAACGCCGTGATAGCGAAAAATTGAACCGTTGGCGAGTCGGTAGTAGCGGATCATCATATTTTCCTTCCAGTCCAAAGTTCGCAAATTCCATCTACCTCAGTCTCCTTTTAGCAGCCCAAGATGGATGCAATTGTGGCATTGTTTATCATCAGTGAAGTTTGGTTCAGTTTGCATGTTAGCCGAAGAAGGATGCCAGTTGTAGATCGGTTCACGTTCGATCCCACCGACTCCATTAAGATACTTCCCATCCACCTTTTCTGGACGGACGTATTTTCCGAGGAAGTCAACGACTCCTTTGCGCTCCATGCGCCACACTGCGCCCTCCACGTCCTCAAGAGCACCGTGACCGGATGGTTCCAGCATTGCCAGCATGTCCGCGATACTCAACGCTCCGCCAACGTGGATCACGCGAGGGGTGACGAACTCCACTGCCGAGCATCGACTCGCCACATCAGACGCTATGGCTCGGTAGTTTCCCGTCAGGATGTCGAAGGCCACGAACGGTTCATGCGGGAGGTTGTAGCGCGTGCCATGCGCTTCCATGAGCCATTCGCCACTGACCCGCTCGCCGGGTTGCAGCAGTGCCGCGAAGCGATGGCGATGGCTGTCCACCCATCTGGCGAAGTGGTGGTGTTGCTCGTAGTTGCTCCCATCGGCGCGGTATCCGGCGCGGATCAGTGCCACGATTTCACTGTTGATGTTCGCCACTGCCACATTGCTCCCATCCAGCTTTTCTTGAACGGTGATGAGGTCGTGACGGTCGCGGGCTTTCTCCGTGAGTAGTTTCGCTTGCTGGTCAGACAGCCCCTTGTCGGCTGGACCACGGCGCGAACCAGGGAGGTGTGGGATGCTTCCATAGGCGCGTTGGCCAAGTGGCTTGTCTGGTTTGGTGTATGTTGTTTCCATAATCAAAGAGAGTAGTTATTTTAAATTTAGTCCGTGGCGGTTGAGTTTGCGGCGTGAGTTAATTATCAGATAAGGAAAATGGCAGGAAACGGGCACAGTTTCCCCTTTTTAGGGCAAACTGGATTTCTATCAGCGTACGGAGCCATGTGAGGGGTCCAGACACAAAGATTACCTTCACCTAACTCTTCATCACGGTTTCCAAATAACGATGCTCCGTTGGGTGGTTTCCCCTTGCGGGGTCTTTTAAAGTGGAGGCATTGGTTCTGTGATAGTCGATGCGCTCCTCCGTTCTAACAGCTTTTTCCGATGGGCAACGCCCTATCCCCTTTCATTAAAGCAGGTATTACGGAACTAGATCAGCAAACGCAAAAAGGCAGGGCATGTTCGAGATGCCCTGCCTTAGTGGTTTTGCCAGTAGGAGGATTGCTCCTCGAACGAGCAAAACCTATTTGAATTCGATCTAACCATAATCCCACTTGCATCATTCAGTCAAGCGGATATGGTAAAAAATATGCAAGACGTTTATCTTTATCGCAAAGACCGCCGCTGGCAGAAATTCTCGAAAATTGACGAGATCATTCTAACTGGAGCACAAACCGTTTACCAAAGCGTAACAGGTTCAAATTCATCAGATGAACTGACAATCGCCAGCAACAGGCTGTTTAATGGAGATGCGGTTTATTTCCAAGCAATCACTGGCGGTTCTGCTTTGGCGGTCAACGTCACCTATTACGTCATCAACAAGAGTGGAAATAATTTTCAGCTTGCTTCCACGGTAGGAGGTTCTGCGCTGAACCTTGGCTCGGATATAACAGCAGGAACTCTTGTTCAAACGCAACCAGAAATGAACGTCTGGTCTAGCGAGTATCGCGATCTGTTTGATGTCGAAACATCACTTTATTCAGCCCCTGGAAGTTTGACAGTTACTAGCACAGGACCTGGTAGTATTTCTATAAATACTGTTGTAGCAGAAAAATTACAATACAAAGCCGCCTTAATACCAACTGAGCCACTTACTCAAGAAACTGTTAATGGATCATATACACAAAATGTTGGCATTACATCAACTCTTACGCAAACAAGCGTTGTTCCAACAGGTGCTACCTCAACCACTAGCGATGAAGTATCGCATACTCCTCTTCGTCAATCTATTCTCAAAAGAACCCACTGGAGATTCCGTCAGGCTAATAGCGCCACACCAACATATTTGTATGCCACATGGGCAGATGGCGATCAAATCTCCAATGAACCACCTGAAACGGTCTAATGGCTAGCAATTTTCAACTGTTACCAACTCCGCACGAAGAGGAGTTCATGTTCTCTGTACGAGTGCCGCAGGACTACATTGGTCCTGAATTGGTGTTTCCAGATGGTTCCACGCTGATTTCAGCCCAAAGCGCATCGCTTGTTGGTGCGCGTCCAACTTCATTTAATCAGTGTGGCTGGACGGTGGGACGTGAGATGCTTTCAAAGTTCCCAGCCTACGGTAACTATGTTTACCTGAAGTCTGAAAAACCTGACGCTGACCATGTTACGTTGTTTTTTGGCAGGCCAAGAACTCCAGCGCAACGCAGGGTTCCGTTTAATTTCTACTACGACACAAGGCAATACACTTGGCCCTCTGTGCTTGAAGACTTGTTCGTCGCTAAAGCAGTCGGATTCCCGCAAGTGGTGAATAATGGCGCAAATACAGAGACGGCTGACAGGCTTCTACCAAGATACAGATACCGTCCTGGCGTATCATATAATAGCACGATCCTGGTTGAGCAGTTTTTGTCAGATGTGGCCTATTCTGCTGGTGAATTGACGCATATTCAGCCAGTCCCAACGGATGTGAATGGCAACTACATTGGTTTAAGCGTAAACTACGAGAGGTGCCTGCATCCAACTTGCGTGTTTCCAAAGGTTCAGCCAGAGACACCAGTTTTTGGCGTTGGCATATATCCAGCACCACTAAATCGCAATTCATCTTCACAGATTTTCCCAGCTACAAATTTCCTAGATTGGGCACCCTTCATCATTGAGGACCGCCAGCAGAACACTAACGGTCTTTGGTTGAGGGAACGAATCACGATCTATCCTCCATCACCTCCAGACGAGGTTATTCAATGATTAATACTGGCAACGGAGAATTTGCATCTGAGAACAGCCCATTTGCTCAACGTAATTGGGTATGGGGAATGTCTGGAATTGGCTCGAATGTGAGCCGTGACGGAACCTCAACGGTGATTGCTAATCTGCCAAGGTCGAATGTGCAGATGGAGAGTATCAATAATTCTGGTCCACCATTTGCCGCTGGGTCGAATATCCAGCTATCTGGAACTTTTGTTGGAGGGGTATTTACTGGCAGCGTCAATTACATTGGTCCTGGAACTCCGCCAACGACATCAACAACGACTACGCCTCCTCCAACTTCGACGACTTCAAGTACAACCTCTTCAACGACCAGTTCGACGACCAGTTCGACGACCAGTTCGACGACCAGTTCGACGACGAGTAGCACAACATCTTCGACGACAAGTTCTACGACTTCAAGCAGCACGACTTCAAGCTCGACCACAACTACTGCGCCACCGACGACGACGAGTTCGACTACAAGTAGTTCAACTTCAACGAGTTCCACCTCTACAAGTTCAACATCGACGACTCAGCCACCGTTGACGACGACGACAACGCCGCCGCCATGATAATTGTAGATCAACTTTGGCCTCACTATCTGAAGAGCCAAGACTACTCAAAGATGGCGGAATTTGGAATCACTATTTCCAAAACCGGCAGTGAAGTTAGAAATAATCCAGAAAATTTCGTGATTTCTTGGGGTGATTCGGTTCATCAAACCAGATGCGCGATGATTGAGACTGGTTTCTTTTGGGATGGAATTCACATCGACTCAATGGGGCTTTACGAGAAGGCGTCATTCAACTTCCCAATGGCTCGCGGAATTATTGAATCATACGATGCCAAGGTTTCTTTTTCTGAAATGCAGAAAAGAGGATTAACTATGTCCAAGTTTAGGCAGTCTCATGAGAAAGTCGAATGGGATGGTATTGTAATAGCCGCGCAACATCCTGGCGATAGAAGTATTTGGAAGGCTGGATCAACTGGGGATTATCACAAATTCTTGGATGAGGCTTGCTCATACTACAAGGGTAAAGCATTTATAAAACTTCATCCGGTGGTGATGGGTAATGCGTCTGAACTTGAAATAGTTCGAGGTATAGCAAATAAACACGGAAGCCAGTGCGGCCATGTGGATATTTCTATCGTTGATAAGGCTGAATTTGTCTTGGTTTATAACTCAACATTCGTTGTAGATGCCATTGCAGCAGGTAAGCATGTTGTGCAATATGCTCCAGGTTACTTTTGGCAGTCTGGAGTAACGCAATACACGGGGCGATTAATACCATCGCGAATTCAGGAATGCGACAAATCATACAAATCAAAATTTCTTGACTTCCTTGTGTGGAAATATTGCTTTCACAAGATGACAAACTTGGGTAAAATTGCTGATATTGTAAAGGTTTTCGCGTCATCAAAAGAACTTTTCCCATTGCC